ATGGCAATAACAATAAATAGTCAACCGGCTACGTTCCCAAGTATGCACGACGACCTTTGGTTTGTAGCGTCTTCAACAAATGTTGGGGTTACAAACTTTAAATTCGTGTATGATATTTACATAAATGGCGCACAAGTTAGCCGAAACAAAGTATTCCCTTCACCTTCAGCCGACGGAAGTTATGGCGTATTTAATGCGTCACCAATTGTACGTGCATACGTGACCAATTATTTTGAACCTTCAGGTACGACGGTTTTAATGGCTTCAAATGACAAAATAAAGGTGGATTATCAGGTTCGTATTGGTGAAGAAGTAAGCGGTGCGGTTGTTGCTAATTTGGCTTCAGGCGGTTATTCAGCGTACAATTATTACGCGCCATTGTTCGGTGACATATTTACAGAAAACGGCGACATTCCTTTGGTATTGTCCAATTACTATGATAATTTATTAATTGAGAATTACACGGACGATTGGTTGTCAGACAGGGACAATTCAGATATTCCAATTGAATATGGCGACCAATTTTTTATTACATTTTTAAAGATTACAGGCGGCGCATATAAACTTTGGGTTCAACCTGCAAACGAAGACGGAACTTTTGGAACTGCGGTTAGTGGAAATATTACAATGACAGGACAATTTAACCTGTTCAATTTTCAGGCTGCGGCAATTAATTCGTTTATTGGTTCTGAACTTATAACACAAAATACTTATGGGTACAACGTTTATATTACATTGGGCGCTGCGGTGACAAGGGTTTTAAAATTCAGACAGGTTTGCAACCCTAAATACAGACAATACAATCTTCATTTTCTTAACAGGTTGGGCGGATATGATACAATGGCATTCAGATTGGTAAACAAAAGACGAAGCGAATTCAACCGTTCTTCATACAGACGAAATCCTTATAAATTGTCAGGCGGTCAAATGAAAAATATTGATGCGTACAATAAATACAATGAAACAACGTATAATTTCGCGATTGAACATACGGATTACTATATGTTGACAAGCGATTGGGTGAACGATATGGATTACGCGTGGTTGGCGCAATTAATAGCTTCACCGATTGTTTATATGGAAGTGCAAGGCGCATTTTTCCCGGTTACAATAAGAAACAACAATTATCAATACAAATATACAATTGCTGACGGCTTATTTAATTTTGATATTGAAGTTGAAGTTGGTAAATATTTAAACAGTCAATACAGATAATGATTAGAACCGAAATTTATATTGAAGACCAATTAATTGATTTGTTGAAGGACATTGGAACAGATTTCACGTACACAATTGACGACGTGCGCGACTTTGGAAGCCGTAATACTTCGTTCAGTCGTACAATATCAATCCCGGCAACCGCAACAAATAATAAAATATTAGGCTTTGCTTTTGATTTAGGTACTTCAACAGAATATAATGCGGATTTACCAAATGTAAACGCAAACTTTACACCTGCACAGGCTGCAAAATGCGAAGTATTTATTGATAAAATACAGATATTTAAGGGCGTAATTAGAATCCTTGAAATTGTTATGAATAAAGGTATTATTGAATATCAATGTGCGGTGTTTGGCGAATTAGGTGGATTTATAACAGAATTAGGAAATAGGCGTTTAGAAGATTTGGATTTTAGCGAATACAACCATACGTGGAATGTGACAAGTATAACAAACAGTTGGAATACAATTAATGGTTCAGGCTATTATTACCCTTTAATTGATTACGGTAATGTTTCAAATAATAAAGACGATTTTTCAGTAAGTGCATTTAGACCGGCATTATATGCAAAGGAATATATTGAAAAGATATTTGAAGGCACAACATATACTTTGAATTGCGACTTTTTTGAAACAGATTTATTTAAAACCCTAATAATTCCAAACAATAGTCAAACAATTCAGGGTACAAATGACAGGTTTATTTTAGGCACAATTAGTGCAACAAAAACAATATTAAATTCAAACATACCAACTGCACGAAACATTGATTTACCTTTTGATAATACGACTTTACTTAACTTTACGGAAAATGGAAGTAAAAGCGTATTTACTTATACTGACAGTACAAAGACTGTTAGGGCGTTGGCTTCAATAACAGGATTATATCAAACTGACGCGGCTTCGTCAATTAATGCGACTTTATATGTTGCAGGTGTTTCGGTTCAAACTTTAGTTGTAAATACATTTTCGGCAAATAATCCTTTTACTTTCAATTTTGATTGGACAGGTAATATTGCAAATACAAATACTGTTTACATAAATATAAGCGTTCCCGGAACGGCAAACACATATATTGTCAGCATTTCAAATGCGAATTTTACATTTACACAATTGGCAGCGCAATTGGCTTCAGTTGCTTATAATGGTACTGTTTCAATGAATGCTAATTTACCAAAAGGTATTTTCCAAAAGGATTTTTTCCTTTCAATATGCAAAATGTTTAATTTGTACGTTTATCAGGATAATATTAACGACAAACAAATTAATATTGCGCCTTATGTTGACTTTTATTCTGACGCAGTAACGAACAGTTTGGATTGGTCACAAAAGATTGATACAGGTTCAACAATGTCAATTAAACCAATGTCACAGTTGAACGCGCGTTATTATGCTTACAAATATTCAGAAGATTCGGATTATTACAACGAAAACTATAAAAAGAAGTACGGTCAAACTTATGGTGACTTTATTTATGATTCAGAATTTGATTTTGTAAAAGACACGGCTTCAACACAGGTTATTTTTGCGCCAACTATTTTAACGCAACCAACTTCACACGGACACGCTGACAAATATTTTTCTGTTATTTATAAATTATCAAATTATAATACACAGGAAGACCCAATGGATTCTGTAATTAGAATCTTATTTGCTAAAAAATTAAACATTGCGCACACGTGGCATATTAAAAGTGGTGAAAATGGAAGCGGGTCAAATTTAGCTTCATTAACAACATACGGTTACGCAGGACACTTAAACGACCCAACAAGTCCAACGTTTGATTTGAATTTTGGCGCACCAAAGGAATTACAATTTCCTGCGACAACTTATCCAACAAACAACCTGTTTAATACGTACAATTTGCCATACATTTTGGAAATTACAGATATTGAATCAAAATTGTTGGCGTGTCGTGTTTATTTAACTGCGGTTGATATATATAATTTGGATTTCAGCAAATATATTTGGATTAATGGCGTATTATTTAGATTAAATAAAATTGAATCTTACGACCCGACGGCATATAGGACGACCCTTGTAAATTTATTAAAAGTAATAAACACTAATTAATGGTAGAAGAAACTATTGGTATAAACGTCACCACCAATGCCGCACAGGCTGCGCAGGACGTTCAATTATTAGACAAAGCATTTGACGAAACAGACAAGTCGGTTAAAAGTTTAAGAACCCAATTAAGGGAAGCACAGGCGCAAGTTGGTTTAATGGCTGACAAGTTTGGTGCGACTTCTAAAGAAGCGGTTAATGCTGCAAAACGTGCGGCTGACTTAAAAGACCGTATTGGTGATGCAAAGGCACTAACAGACGCATTTAACCCGGACGCTAAATTTAAGGCGGTTGCTTCTTCATTGGCAGGGGTTGCCGGTGGATTTAGTGCGCTTCAGGGTGCAATGGCTTTGTTTGGCAATGAGAATAAAGACGTTGAAAAGGCTTTGTTGAAAGTAAACGCAGCAATGGCATTGTCGCAAGGTTTACAGGCGGTTGGTGAAAGTGTGGATTCGTTCAAACAATTGGGTGCGGTTATTAAAAGTACAACCGTATTTCAGGAAGCAAACAATGCAGCAACTAAAACGGCGGCGGCGGTGCAAAAAGCTTTTGGCATTTCTGTTGACAGTACTTCAAAAGGATTTAATGTTTTAAAAGGTGCTATTGTTGCAACCGGTATTGGCGCTTTGGTTGTTGCTTTGGGTTTAGTAATAAATAATTTTGACGCAATTTCAAAATGGATTAAAAATAGTCCTTTGGGAAGTTTGGCAAAGGGTGTTGGTGATTTAGTAACGCAATTTACAGATTTTATTGGGGTTACAAGTGAGGCGGAACGTAATTTAAACAAATTATCAGTTGCAAATGCAAGGGCAAATGAAGATATTGAAAACCGTATTAAAGTATTAAAGGCGCAAGGCGGTTCAGAAAAGGAAATTTACGATTTAGGAAAACAAAGGGTTGAAAATGAACTTTCAACTTTACGTGAAAGCTTAAAAACTAAAGGTAGTTTAACAGAAGAAGAAGCAAAACAATTCAGAAGTTTAAAAACTGAACAATTGGTTTTGACTGCGGATTATAATAAAAAGGTTGCCGACGACAATAAAAAAGCGGCTGAAGATGCTAAAAAGAAACGTGAAGAAGATAATAAACAAGCTATTGCAGACAAAAAGACGGCTGACAAAATGCTTATTGACCTTCAGAATGAAAAGGCATTGACTGAAATAACTTCAGAAGAAGACAAGGCAAAGAAACAGGCTGAAATAAATATGAAAGCGCGTGTTGCTGAAATTGATTCTTTAAAAGTTGACACAAAAACAAAAAACGAATTAAAGAAGGCAACAGAAGAAGCTTATCAATTAGAAGTTAAGGCAATTGACGACCAAATAAAAGCTGACCGCGCTGAAAAGGATAAAAAGTTTGAAGAAGATTTACAAGCAACATTATCAGAAGCGCGTATTGCTAAATTAAAAGAAGGCAAAGAAAAAGAAGTTGCAGCTTTGGACGAAGCTTTGGAAGCTGAAACTAAAAAGGTACTTGACAACGCGGATTACACAGAAGAACAGAAAGGTAAAATGGTTAAGGCTTTACGTGAAAAATATGGCGCTGAAGTTGCTGAAATTGACGCCAAATATGAAAAAGAAGCCGACGACAAAGAAAAAGAACGTTTGGATTCTATTGTTAACAATGAAAACCTTTCTTACGCAGCAAGGAAAAAAGGTGTTGATGAAGCATTGGCATTAAATAAAAAGCTTTTTGCCGCAGGAAAAATTGATTCTGAAGCATATACCAAAACTGAAAAGGAATTGGCTGACGCAAGGGTTGAAATTGGTAAAAAAGAAGCGGCTGCACGTGCAGAAAACGCACAAAAGATTAGTGCAACATTAAAGAACGCTGCAAAGGCGATTGGTGAACATACAGTTGCCGGTAAAGCGGCTGCAATTGCTGCGGTGACAATTGATACTTATATGTCAGCAACGTCCGCATTTAAGTCTTTAGCGGGTATTCCAATAGTCGGTCCGGTTTTGGGTGCGGTTGCTGCGGCGGCTGCGATTGTTGCAGGTTTAAAGAATGTAAAAGCGATTTTAGCGGTTAAAACGCCTGAAATTCCGGGTGGTTCTTCTGAACCCGGATTTGTTGACATTCCTTCGCCGGGTGTACCTGCAACGGGTGGCGCAATGCCGTCTTTAGGTGGTGGCGGAACACCATCTTTAGGTGGTGGCGGTGGTGGTGACACAGGCGGTGGCGGTGGTGGTGGTACAATTCGTGCATACGTTGTTGAAAGCGATATTTCAGACGCACAAACCCGTGAAGCTGAAATACAAAACAGGGCGCGTTTTGAATAAACGATAAATATTAAAAAATAAACTATTTAGTGTTATGAATACAGATTTACCAATTTTTATGTTGGATATTACAGAAGACATAAACGACGACGCACAGGTTGATTTTATTGCATTGGTTGACCGACCTGCAATCCAAAAGAATTGGAACGCATTTAATAAAAGCCAAAAATTTGAAATTGCAAATGAAGACCGTCGTATTATTAGTGGTGCTATTATGTTGGCTGACAGTCCTATTTTTCGCAGCGATAGTACATACGGCGATTATTATGTTGCTTTTAGCAAAGATACTATTCTTAAAATTGTTCAGAAGTTTTTTAAGAAGGGTTTTCAAAGTAACGTTAATTTAATGCACGATTCAAACGCACAATTTGAAGGCGTTACATTATTTGAAAGTTTTATTTCAGACCCTTCGCGTGGCATTATGCCAATGAAAGGATTTGAAGACGCGCCTGTTGGAAGTTGGTTCGGGTCAATGATTGTTGACAACGAAGAAGCGTGGCAAAAGGTTAAAAATGGCGAAATTGCCGGGTTCAGCGTTGAAGGATTATTTAACTACAAACCACGTGAAGTAAATAAAGTTGCTTCAATGGTTGAGGAAATTCAAAAAATATTGTCACAGGTTAAGTGATAAACATTTTATTTTTTAACTATATAATAAAAAAAGTATGAACGCACAGGAAGCGATTTTAAAAATTAAGGCATTGTTTGAAGACAATGTTGCGCCTGTTGAAGTTGAAGCTGAAGTTGCACCAATGATTGAAGAAACAAAGGTGGAAATGGCAGAATATTCTTTAATGGACGGGACTAAAGTTGAAATTTCAGCTTTAGAAATTGGCGGTTCAGTTACATTGGCAGACGGTACAACCGCACCAATGGGCGAACACGAATTAATGGACGGTACAGAAATTACTTTGGACGAAAACGGTATTATTATTGCGATTGAATCTAAAGTTGAAGAAGTTTTACCGGAAATTGACACAGAAGTTGAAGCTTCAAAAGAAGAAGACAAAAAAATGGCTGAAATGGCTGAACAATTTGAAGCAAAATTTGCTGAATTGGTTGAAGCTAAAGAAGCGGCTGAATTAAGAGTTTTGGAATTAGAAAATAAAGTTAAGCAAGGATTTGCACAGGTAGCCGAACTAATTGAGGCGCTTTCAAATACACCAAGCGCAGACCCAATTCAAAAGCCAAACGGATTTTCTGAATTTGTATCTAACAAAGATATAAAAGAAGAAAGATTGAGCAAATATAGACAAGCATTATTAAACAATTAAAATTAGATAACAATGGGATTTAATGTATCAGCATTAGCAAACTATACAGAACAAAATGCAGCACTTTTAGTGACTTCTTCTGTATTAGGTGCAAAAACTGCAACTTTAATTAAAAGTGCAGGTAACGTTATGGTTGGCGTAAAGTCTTCTGAAACGATTAACATTATGGACACAGACGCAATATTTCAAAGCGGCGGAAGCTGCGGATTTACTGCTTCAGGTTCAACAACTTTCACACAAAGAACTGTGACTGTTGGAAAAATTAAAGTAAACGAAGCTTTATGTCCTAAAGACCTTGAAGCGAAGTATTTACAAAAAGCATTGCCAACAGGTTCAATGTATGATTCAGTTCCTTTTGAGCAAGAGTTCGCAGACAAAAAAGCGAAAACAATTGCTGCACAATTGGAAACTTCATTATGGCAAGGTGACACAGATTCAGTAAACGTTAACTTAAACAAGTTTGACGGTTTAGTGAAATTGATTGGCGCTGCTTCAGGTGTTGTTGCTGCTAACGCTTCAACTTTCATTTCAGGCGCACCATTAAGTTCAATTACTGCTGCTAACGTAATCAGTATTTTTGACGGTGTATATCAAGCAATTCCTGCTAAAGTTGTTGCTGCTGACGATATGACAATTTTCTGTGGTCAGGATTTGTTCAGAACTTACACAATCGCTTTAAAAAATAGCGGTTCATTCAATTACCAAATTGATGTAAAAGCGGATAGCGAATTTGTATTACCGGGTACAACTATCAAAGTTGTTGCAGTTGCAGGTTTAAACGGTACAAACAAAGTTTACGCTACACGTTTGAGCAACTTATTTATCGGTACAGACTTATTGAACGAAGAAGAAAAATTTGAAATTTTCTACGCTAAAGAAGCTGACCAAGTACGTTTTGTTTCTGAATTCAAAATGGGTGTGAATTTCGCATTCCCTGACGAAATGGTAAGATTCGTATTAGCTTAATTAATAGGGGGGTGAAATATCCCCCCATTTTTGTAAAATTTAAAAATTTAAAAATATGCCGTGCGCACTAACACAGGGTTACACTTTAGACTGTCGCGATAGTTTAGGCGGGATTGTTGAGGTATATTTTACTGAAGCTGCAAACGTAACTTCAACAACTGAAGCAAGTGGTGTAATTACTGCTTTGACTAAAGCTGCGGGAAAACGTTTTTGGAAATATGCTTTGGTAAAAGATACGTCAATGTTCAACCAAACAATGAATGCATCCGTTGCAAACGGAACTATATTCTATGCACAGGAATTACAGATTATCCTTAACAAATTACAGACTAACACACGCAACGAATTGTTGTTGTTAGCACAGAATTCTTTGGTTGCAGTTGCAAAAGATAGCAATGGACTTTATTGGTATTTAGGAAAAACACGTGGTATTGATATGACTGCAAATGCAGCTTCAACCGGTACTGCGCAAGGTGACAGAAGCGGATTCACTTTAACTTTCACAGGTTCAGAACCTGCGTTAGCGCCAAGTGTAAATTCAGCCGTTGCTTTAGCTTTAGAAACACCGGGTTCTTAACAACTTTGTTTTTCATAGGTTTATAGGTTTGCCGCCGTTCCTTAATTGGTTCGGCGGTTTTTTTATGTCACAATTTTATATAAATACGTGACAAAAGTTGCATAAAATTTCCTAAAAATTCATTCAAAAGTAAAGCTATAATTATATCTTTTCGCATATAAATAAAGCTAATACTTTACTTTTATATCTTTTCGCGTATAACATTTTTCGTACGATAATGTGTTATAAAACGCACAAATTGGTACTATTTGTCCCCTATATGCAACAAATTGCATTTCCTGCTATATATACGTATATGATTAGGTTAACAAAGGGTGCAACCCAAAGCATAATTTTAACACTAACTGAAAAACAGTTATTAACGAACCCAAATTATTTGTTTGTTTTCACGAATAGAAGCGCAAACACGGAAATTAAGTTTGTTTTGTTAAATGCTGCGGATATTAGCCAATACAAAGACCGTTACAATGAATTTAGCATTGTGACGAATACTAACTTTGGAACTGCGTTAAACGGTCAATATGATTATCAAATTTACGAGCAAACAAGTACAAGCAATACCAACCCGACCGGCTTAAATATGGTTGAATCAGGGATAATGGAATTGGTTGGAACGCCTTTTGAATTTACGGAATACCAAACAACAGACACTTATAAAATAAGACAATAATGGATTTACGAGTATTAACATTTGCAGAAGCACGTCAGCCTGAATTCAAAGAAAAGAAGGGTGAAGGTTATATTCAGTACGGCGACCGCAATGATTACCCTAATTATTTGGTTGACCTATTTAATAAGTCGGCTAAACATAACGCCATTGTCAAAAGCAAGGTGCATTATATTTCCGCGAATGGTTGGAAGGGAAGTCCTGAATCTGAAACTTTTATTGAAAAGGTTAACAGAATGGAATCTTTGGACGAACTAACAAGGAAGGTCAGTTTGGACACAGAATTATTTGGCGGGTATTATTTGGAAATTATTTGGTCAGTTACAAAACAATTGGCTGAAATTTGGCATTTGGATTACACAAAAGTTCGTACAAATAAAGATAATACGCAGTTTTGGTACAAGGAAAATTGGGGTGACAGAAACGAAAAACAAACTGTTTATGCAGCGTTTAACCCTGCAAACCCTTATGGCAAACAAATACTATATGTTAAGGAATATCGCCCAAATATGGGTATTTATAGTTTACCGGGTTACTTTGGCGCGTTAAATTACATTGAATCAGACATTGAAATATCTAAACACGTATTAGGTAACGCACAGACAGGATTCAGCGCAAGTAAATTAATTACTTTGCCAAATGGCGAACCTTCAGACGAAGAAAAGCGTAATATTGAAAAGCGTTTTTCAAATAGATTTAGCGGTTCAGACGGTAAAAAGTTTATATTGGCATTCGTTAACGATAGCGCACGAAAACCAATTATTGACGATTTAGGTGCTTCAGATATTACAAAAGAAGACTTTAACCGTGTGGATTCATTGATTCAAACGAATATATTTTGCGGTCACCAAATTACAACGCCTTCAATCTTTGGTATTGCTGAAGCGGGTAAATTAGGTTCACGTTCTGAAATGCGCGACGGTTACGAAATATTTAAAAATACTTACGTTAACAGTAAGCAAATGCACCTTGAAAGTGTATTTAATATGTTGGCTAAATTTAGAGGCGTACAAAACCCTGAATTAAGCATTATTCCAACTGAACCAATTGGGTTTGAATTTACAGAAAATTTATTGAAGGATATTGCACCTAAAGAATGGTTACTTGAAAAGGCGGGGATTGATATGACTAAATACCAACCTGTTCAAGATACAGTTCCGGTTGTGCAGGAAGCGCAATTTGCAGACGATTTTAGCGCCTTTTATGAATTTGGCGAAGCAAAAGACGGTTTTAATGTTTGGAAGCAAAAAACACGCTTTAACGACGATTCAGAATATCAAATGTTTGCAGAAGTTAGCCAATTACAGGCAAACGTATTGGATTTAATGGCAAAAGACAAAAGAATAACACCTGAAGTATTAGCTGAAACACTTGAACAAAATGTTGACACAATCAATCAAGTAATTAAAACATTGGTTGAAAATGGTTACGTTCAGGTTAACGAATATGCAATTGGCGAAGGAATTGACGAAAATGTAATTATTGAACATACGCTTACGCAGCCATTGAACGAAATATTGGTTAAGATTCAACCGACAACAAAGGAATTATTAATTCGTTATTCTTACGAATGGAAGAAAGGTTTTAATAATACAGACAAAAAGACAAGCCGCCCGTTCTGTGTTGCTTTATTAGACGCGGGTAAAATGTATTCACGTTCTGAAATTGAGCAAATAAGCGCACGT